CCCTGACTATGTGCAGATCGACCACGTTTGAATCGTCCGCGATGACCCCGGCGTGTTGCAGCGCATCAAGCAGGCTCTTGAGCAGGTTATCCAGATCGCGACGCCGCTTGTCCGGTGGGCACGCCGTAATCCTGACCGCGACCAAGCCGCGGAATGTCTGCACCAACGGCAGCAGTTTGACCGCAAGCCTGAACGCCTCGCCTGCCGCCGATATGCGCCGGGAGCCGTTGCGATTGAGCAGCCAGTAGTGGTTGACGCTCGGCGGGGACGGCAGCACCAAGCGCACGCCCCACGGCATGAGGGTGGCCGATGAGGTAACGGGCGGGTGTGACGTGGGACGGCCAATCTTCGCCGCCTCCCTGCGCCCAACCTTCCGCTTCTCCTGCCGCCGCTTCTCCGCGCCCTCTCCTACCTTCGGCCTGCCCCCACGCTTGCCAGCCGGGACTGTCACTTCCGGGCCATCTGGCAACGGGTCGGGCTTACTCGACATGACGCCGTTAACCCTTCTCGCGCCCTGAGGATTGACCGACAGGCGCTCGAATGCTGCGAGCCATCCGTTACGCGCGCTCACCTCCAGCCCTCCGCTAGCGCATCCACTTCGGCATCGCAAATATCTGGGTCAGCGTGCATGACGTAGCCATTCTGCGACCGAGCCTTGCGGTAGCGTTCGGCATCGCGCATCAACTCTTTGAGCCGGGCGAGCGCGAGGGGATGGCCAGCAACGAGCCGCTCGATGGATTGCTGGCCGATGTCAGGCGGGGTGATTGGGGAGGAGGTCATACCAGCACCATGCCTTGCTGCGCCGTGCGGTCTGCTGCGAGCCTCGCGTATGCCGGATTTAGTTCGATGCCAAGCCACTTCCGCCCTAGCAGTTCCGCCGCTTTGCCAGTGGTCCCACTGCCGAAAAAAGGATCCAGCACAGTATCGTCCGGGTTCGACCACGACTGAATCAGGTCCCGCGCGAGCCAAAAAGGCATCGTTGCCGGGTGTCCCTGTGATTCGCAAACCGATTCTTGCGCCGACGTTTTGCCGCGCCAGCAGTTACTACGCATACCGAATTCGGCGGCTGGTTTTCTGTCGCTGAAATAGCCGTCGGTAACTCCATGAGAATCCTTGCGCGCCTTCTTCCCAAATCGCATTTCTCCGAATGACGCATTTGGCTTGTCTTTAATCGGATTGAACGTGCGCGGTTTTCCCTTTGACAGAATAAAAATATATTCTATACATTGGTTGTACCGTCCTTGCGCATCCGATGGATTCCCCGGATTGGCCTTCTCGTAGAACATCGTATCGTGAATCCGAAATCCGCATAGTTCGCGGAAAAATATCTTTTGCTTCGCGCTGGTCAATGTCTCACTGCCATCAACAACCGAATCGCCAACATTCCAGCACAGCACGCCGCCATCACACAGCACGCGGTATAGTTCGCGCACCACGATTTCAAAATCCGCCCACGTAAACGGCTTGATACCGCCGTATGTACGGAGTGAATCGTAAGGTGGCGAAGTCACGCAGCATTGCACGCTGCCAGATTCGAGCGTAGGCAGCACGTCCATGCAATCGCCGATGATGCAGCGACCGCTCATAGCGTCAACTGCTCCGGATTGGCCTGCGGTTCCTCGAACATTCTGCCTTGGCGTTGGGCGTTTTCTTTGCAGTCAGTAGCTGACCCCTTCATGCTCGCATCGTATTCAGAAAAAGGAACGGCACGATAAAGTCCGGTAGCAACCCATCTAGCGAACTTGGTCAAATCTTTGCGCGACCGATCAAATACCATCGGGTATGGTTCGATGCCCCGCTCTACCATGCGGTCAAAACGATGCCAAATACGTTCCCATGTTTCAGTCGCATCGAATCCGACTAACATGTAGGCCATCAGGTGCTTCGGCGGAATCCCGGCGCGTTCCAGTATGTCTACACCCTTGAAAAATATATTCTCATCACCGATGTTATCCCATGCCGTATAGAGTTTACGCTCATTAAATTTCGTGTTACGATATTGAACCTCAGAGAGCGCGGCGGCGGTTTCGGCATTAATAAGTCTCACGTTTATCCCTTGAGATAGGCAGACTTTGAATCCGCCGTCGCGGATCTCATCAATTCGTTCCCGCCATTCGTCCTGTCCGAAAAAATCATTGTCAAGCAAGTGTAATTTCTTCGGCCACGGAGCGCCCCTCCAAATCTCTGCTATCGAATTAACGCCGCGATTTTTTCCTTCTTTTTTTGGGACAACGCAGAATTTGCATTTCAATCTGCAACCGCGTTGCGTGAATCCTATGGACTCTTGGAACAACGGAAACCCGGAATAATCGTAGTGTTCGTATTTCTGCACGCGCAAAACTTCTTCAACGGTATGCGTATAGGGCGTCCCTGTTCCGCCCATTATTGAGCCGGGGAAGTTTCTCTCAAATCTAATCAATCGCTCGTTGCTGAATTTGAAAATTGCCGAACCATAGACCCGGTAATATAAAGGCTCCCACAACTCGCGCTCGATGTTGCGCGTAAAATATACCTCGTCGCCATTGGTCTTGTGCCAGTGCGCGATTTTCATCAGGGCCAGATTTGGCAGCGCTCCATCAATCTGAGTAATCCTAACATTCACCGCACCCTCCGCGCCCCAACATGCCAATGCTCGCCGCACCGATAAGCCTCGACGCCCTCACGCTTCGCCTTGCGCCTGATTGAGCGTTCGGCCTGCGCGCGGGTGCCATACGCCGACTTCGATCCGCAGCGGCCGAACTGGTCACGCTCGCGCAGAACTCGGCGGGCGTAGAAGCGTAGCTCAACTATTTGCGAGGGGGTCATTTGGCAGCGTATAAATCTTTATCCGCTTGCCGCAGTTTGCTGAATATTTCCCATGTCCGCAGAAATTTCCGGCTCGGATTACGATTCACTGGATCACCGTTTGGCAGCAATTCAGACGGGCCGCAATACGGATGAATCTCGAAATAGAATCCACCGTAGCGATACGGGCCGTCAGGGACTCCGCAGATATGAATTGCTGATATTTGGTGCTTCAGCATCACGGCTCCAGCATGTAATCCCACAGCGTGACCGGCTTGCCCGTGACCTCATATGGCCCGAGCGCGACCAGAATTCCCGTGATGACATCCGTCCATTTCGCCTGATCCTCTGCTGATAGAGATTCAATCGGCAACGCGGGCGCATTCTTGAACGCCAGCAGAATGTTGTCCAGCGCGTTGCGGAACTTTTGCTCGTCGGTCATCTGAAACATCCCTGCACAATTTTCTGCATCGCCATGCCGAGCAACAGGTAGGCGGTAGGCCCGAACTCGGGCGCTGGCCCAAGCATTCCTACATCCATTTCCCCGCCGCCTTTTCGATCAGCCAGACCAGATTATGCGCGCCGCCATAATCTCCGCGCACGATCATCACCAAATCGCCAACTTCAATGCGCTCGCTCATTTCCGCTTCCTAGCGCGCAGCCTTTTCGCCTCATCGAACGCGGCAGTCAGCACGAACCCGATTCGATACCGCAGCTTCATGGCCATGCGCTTCCTTTGCGCGATGCCAGCAGCCTGTGCGAGCAATCGTATGATCTCGTCGATGGGCTGGTCTTGCAGGGGCTTGCGATTGGCGGTCATTTTGACCTACGCCATTTCCGCGAACTTACAAAGTGCATCCATCGTGTAGAGCGCGTTTCGCAGTTAGATACGCTTCATGCGCTAATTCCGGTGTTGGGAATGTTCCGCAATTTAGAGAACGACCGTTTACTCTAATATTTGCTTGAAAGTTTCCTTTCATTTTTCTGACACCGAGAAACCCCGTGCAATTGTCTTTCCTCGCGCGCCGTTGATTCTGCACGTTAATCAAGCGGGTTGCTTCCCTCAAATTTTCCCAACGGTTGTCATTTCTAACCGTATTTTTGTGGTCTACCTCACTTGTTGGAAATTTACCTGTCATGTAAAGCCACATGAGGCGATGCGCTAAATAAATAATTCCGTCAACGCTAATGCGGACGTAACCGTCTCTTTTCGATAACGTGCCAGCAATGTCGCCGATTTTTATACGATTTGAAGTTCGTGCGATCCACACGAATATCCCGGTTTCTGTATTGTACCGCAGAAGTTCATGCAGCCTACTCTGAGTGGTCAATTCATTTCCTCAAACAAAATTTGAAGTTGTTCCGCCTGCTTTTCCTTTTTCGCCAGCGTCTCGTTGCAGACCGCCGTGATGTAGGTCGATAACACGCTTGCGTCGATGCCGGATTTCAGCGCGACCAACTTGCAAAGGTCGGCGAAGTTTTCCGCCGCGTCGATCTTGCGGTTACACGCCGCTTCGAGTTCAAGGCACGCGGCTTTGATCTCGCTGATCTTGATGCTGAGCTTCAGCCCCGCCGCCAGTGAATGAAGTTGCGCGCCGGTAGTTTTAACTTCGGTTCCATCTGAACCGGTTATCGTGATTGAGTCTTGCGCTGAATGTGCCATGACTTATCTCCTTGGGTTATTTGCTCGCGGCCTTGAGTTTGCCGTTTCGACGCAGATCACGGATCATCGGGACAAGGTATGCAGCCCATCCCTTAGGGATACCGCGTTGACGCCAACAAGAAATAGCGGGCGGTTTCAATCCGCACATCTTGGCAACGGCGCTCGTTCCCCCTAATTTGTCTATGATGGTGTTTGCGTCCATTCGCGCACTTTACGTCCGCAAATATATTTTGTCAAGCCTATTGACTTCATGCTTTGCTTATGCAAATATGGCAACAGGCTGCTGTTAACGTAATCCCTCGGGTTATGCATGGCTCGGTATAGAGGGATATTCAGCCTTGCCGCAACCACCCGTTAACACCGAACGCCGGGGCATTGTGTCAATGGATAGGCGTGACACGCTGGAGAGACAGCCAACGAATAGCACCCGCCGCTGGCCACGCTACACGCTGGCGGCAGAAAGGATACGATGCAAACGATTTGGAAATTCCCGTTGCAAATACAAGATAGAACGCTTATCCGCATTCCGGAGGGCGCAAAAATCCTGTGCGTGCAAATCCAAAACGAGGCACCCTGTCTCTGGGCGTTAGTGCGTCAAACCGACGGGCCAAAACAATCTCGCGTCTTTCGCATTTACGCGAAAGGCCATCAACATGAAAAGATCAGCGGGACTTACATCGGCACGTTTCAACTTGATGGCGGGGCGCTTGTGTTCCATGTGTTCGAGGACATTGCATGACCCGCACCGAACTCCTAGCCATCATTGCCACCGTGCTTGCGATTTTGCTGGCGGTCGGCACGATGGACTATCGCTATGAGATCGAGCGCGAGAATGAATCGCTGAAATCGCAGGTGCGCGGACTCAAGGCGCAGGTTGCCGATCCACCTAAACTTTGCCGGGAATATTTTCGCAGCAAATTGAAAGGAACGAAATGAAATCACTCCTGCAACTCTGGTGCCGCATCCGCAACCATCGCTGGAGCCGCAGCAAGAAAACGCCGGGGGTCAAGACGTGCGCGCGTTGCGGCCTGATGCGCTCCATCAACAAGCGGGTGAAGGCGTGACGAACGACCGAGCGCAGGTTCCCGCTAGTAGCGCGAACAATGGGGCGGACCCCTTAGAATCCGTACAGACGCCTGCGCTTGGTTACTGCTTGGAATGCGGCGAGGAAACGGAATGCTTCGACGAGGAAAACGCGGACTGGTGCTGCAAATTCTGCCGGTGCAAGATCGTTGCAGGGCAGGAACGTGACCATTTTTTAGACGATCCGCGCCACGGACAGGCGGCGGAAATTAACCGGGGAAGATGATCCATGTTCTACAACGGAATCGAAATACGAGAATCGTTATTTGCGTTTGAGGATACAAAAGTCCCAGTGCGAAAGTTGAAAGTCAGGCGATGGATGTCGTTAAACTATGCCAGACGAGTGCAGAAGAAGTGGACAAAGCGATTTGGCACCGTCAAGAAGCCGCGCATCTTCCAAATATCACCGAAAGCCTGCGGCTTGTTTGGGCCTGATTATTTCGTCGCACATCCCGCCGTGATTCAACAACTCCGAAACGCAATACGCGCGTCCGAGATGGCGACGCTTAACCCGCAACACGCCCGAATTTATTAACCCAACAACCGAAAGGAAGCACGATGCCTAAATATGAACTGACTATCCGAGCCGCAGACAAGGATGCCGACGTGACCGTTCAAACGCGCTTTGTTGAAGCGAAGAATGAAGCGCGCGCTATCCAGTGGGTAACGAAGTCGCATATCACCTGCGAGCGCGTGTCGATGGATCGCGCAATCGAGTTGACCAAGCTCGGGATTGTCTGCGAAGTCGCGGGGGATGCGGCATGAGCAATCACACTGCATACGCAAACGGTCTGCGTGAACTCGCCGACTGGATCGAAGCGCATCCGACGATTGCCCTGCCATGTAACACGTTAAATGTCTTTGGGGCGGACAAGAGAGAGGAAGCTGCGGCAATCCTGGCGGCACTGAAGCCGTGCAAGAAAGATTACAGCGACGAAATGTTTTACATCAAGCGCGACTTCGGCCCGATCACGCTATCGTTTGTTTTCTACCGGAGCAAGGTCTGCGTTGCGAAGGTCATCGGGCAGAAGGTGACCCCCGAAGTGCGCGAGCCTGCAAAGACCATCGAAATCCCGGAGAAGATCACGCCCGAGCATACCGAGGATATTATCGAGTGGGATTGTTCGGCGCCGTTGCTCAAAACCCTCTGCCTAAATGGAGGCAATATGACAAAGTTCGGCCCCAAAGCAAAAGATCATCCGAGCATCGGAGAATTGTGCCCCGCTTGCAAGAAACCATTTATTGCTGGCGATTTCACGAGTCTGATCGTGCTCGGGCCGGGCGATGACCCGGAAGCTAAACGCAGAGCGAAAGAGGGGCGCCCATACAACGCTGTCGCAGTTGAAGTGCATTATTCATGTGGGGGTGGGGAATGAAAGCAAAGACGCTTGAGATACGCGACGAAGGAACCTTCATTCCGGCGCTCGCGGTGAACGTCAACCCCGATAACGCAGAACAGCGTTATCTCATGCGGCGCTGCGGGTACCCGTGTGATGGTCGGCCAAACGTGATTCTGACAAACCTCAACGCGGACGGTGGCAAGGCGACGAACGATCCTTATCAGTGGGGCGGGCGCACCTATCCGGTGGCGCACGAATACATCATCGCGCATTGGGACGAACTGCGGGATGGCGACGTGGTGGACGTGAGTTTTATCCTCGGGGAAACCGATAAGCCGAAAGTCTCGGAACGGGTGCCCGCGTGACGACCTCGCAGCAGGAAGTCACCGTGATCGAGCAGGGCGGGGCGGGCGCGGTGCCTGACGCGGTAAGCGTGTTGCAGATCATCGAGCGCGCTGCCCGAGACCCGAGCGTTGACATCGACAAGATGGAACGCTTGATGCAGATGCATGAGCGCATCGTCAAAAACAAGGCGGAATCCGATTTCAACGACGCCATGACCGCGTGCCAGCGGGAGATCCGCACAATCACGGCGGACGCCACCAATCCGCAGACTCGCAGCAAGTATGCGAGCTACGCGAAGCTGGATGGCATACTGCGCCCGATCTACACCAAGCACGGCATATCCATCAGCTACGGCACCGAGGATACCGCCAAGGTTGAAAGCGTGCGCGTGATCGCCTACGTTGCGCGAGGCGGATACACGCGTAAATATCAGGTCGATATGCCTGCGGACGGCAAGGGGGCGAAGGGCGGCGACGTGATGACCAAGACGCACGCGACTGGTGCCGCGATGGCCTATGGCTCTCGGTATCTACTCAAGGGCATATTCAACGTCGCGGTCGGGGAGGATGACCGGGACGGCAATGCGACCGGCGATAAGGTGCTGCCTGAAAGCGTCAAGGCGGATTTCTTTGCTGCCATCGAAGCCGCAATCGACAAAGCGACTTGTGAAAAACTGTGGAGCAAAATTACGGCGGCGACATCAAAGGTTGGCGACGTCGCAAGCCATGATGAACTTCGCAGCAAGCTGTTCGCCAAGGCCAAGGGGCTGAAATGAGCGACGATACCGACCTCGACCTCGAGCGCGAAATGGCAGAATTCGAGAAGCAGTCCGCGACCGCGCTTGCCAAGGAATCTAGCGCACCGACAGCGGAGCAGGGCAGCGCAGCTTGGCTGGCCGAAAGGGTGGGCCACTGCACCGGCAGCGAGTTTGCGAACGTCATGGCGACGCGCAAGGACAAGAAGGAAGCGGCGCCGCGCTACAACTACCGCATGGAGCTTGTCGTTGAGCGCCTGACCGGTGAGCCGTCCGAGCGATATGTCAGCAAATATATGGAATGGGGCACCGAGCACGAGCCTGCCGCGCGCATGGCCTACGAGGCGCACACCGGGGCGATGATGATGCAACCGGGCTTCCGGCACCACCCTACGGTCACGATGTGCGGCGGCAGCGTTGACGGAGAAGTTGGCAATGATGGCATCATCGAGATCAAGTGCCCGACCACGTTCACGCACATTGAAACGCTGCTGCACGGTATGGACGCCGAGCATGTGCCGCAAGTGCAGGGCTATCTGTGGATCACCGGTCGCAAGTGGTGCGACTTCGTTTCGTTCGATCCGCGCCTACCTGCTGGCCTGCAACTCTACGTGCAGCGCATTGCCCGCGACGACGATTTTATAGCGGAACTCGCAGGCAACGTAATCCAGTTTCTCAGCGAAGTTGCCGAACTGCATCAGAAGTTACTCGCTATCGCGGGGCCGCAGGCCATCCAAGCGCAGGACGAATCCCGCGCGCCTGCGGACTCCGCATTCGACGTGGCCACGCAGATATGATCGACAGCACGCTTGAGGGGCGGGAAACGGCGGCATGAAAAAGAGTGAAGTCAGGAATGCTGTTCTTAACGGCAAAGTTACGCTCGGTATGTTGCGGACCGCGTTTACGAAGATGCGCCAGTTTCCATCATGGGAGCGGTCAACGGTCAATAAGGGGTTGACGAAAGAGCAGGCAATCGGCGTCCTAAAAACAGCAATCGAGGCCGACACGCGCCCGGATGATACCGTGATGAACGGTAGGCGCGATGCTTTGACCGCCACGAACGTAATCCGCGAAGTCGGTTTTGAGGCGATGTTGCAATGAAGCGCAAGCCTGTCCGCAAGCCCTACGGCTACGGAATAATCGGCAAGTCCGGCAAGCCGTGGTTAGGTAAATCGTGCGTATGCGATGAAAGTAAGTTGTTGCAAGTGACGATTACCCATCTCAATGACGCGGCGTTTGGATTTACTTTGGCCGATGACCCTCCCTACCGCGTCGTGCGCCTATTCTACGAAACGAGGAAGAGATGAAGCTGCCCTACGAAACCGCTACCGCTGGCGACAAGGCGCTTGCCGAATTGCAGCGCGTGCTCGCAAAGTTCGGCTGTCAATCGTTCGGAACGATGACGGATGCCGAGCGCGGCGTCACCATCATCCAATTCAAGCATCGCAATCGCCAGGTCTCGCTTGAGGCATCTTGGAAGGGCTACGCGCAGGCATGGATCAAAGCGCATCCTTATAACGCTTGGACGCGGATGCCGCGCAATCAATACGATCAGAAAGCACTGAAGCAGGCACAGGCATCCGTTTGCTCTGTGCTGCGCGATTGGGTCAAGGGACAAGTCACCGCAGTCGAATGCGGGATAATGAGCTTCGAAGCAGCATTTATGCCTCACATGTTGCTGCCAAGTGGTGAGCGCCTAATTGATCGCGTGCAGGCGGATAAATTGCTGCCTGCACCGGATGAAAAAATCGTGGAGATCAGAAAATGAGCGAGCAACGCATTGACAGACTGCGCGACAAGATGGCATTGCTGCGGGATCTCGTGAAGAACGCCGCGTTTGATTGCGATGCCCATGCAAACCTGACGTTTCCAGCGCCAGCCGTCACCGCCGCATGGATCAACATGGCCAAACGATTGCGGGCTATCGTGGAGAAAACGAAATGACCAATCGCACCGAGGCGGCGGTCGTCAATCTTGATGGTTCTAAATTAAGGCCAGAGCAAGTAAAGGAGCCAAAATGAATACCAAAATCGTGCCGATTTGTCTCGAGATCTTGTGGGCCAGGTACAAGACGGGGAACGACGCGAATGCCAGGATGATCAAGGAGAATTTCTTTGCTGCCGTCCAGGAGGCAGTAGAAATGAATGTGGCAATGCAAGTAATGCAAGGAGGCAATGGTGCCGACGCTGCCGACATGCGACAACTCGAACGAGAACTCGCCGCCTACCAGGCAGAGATGCCGAAGGCCAATCATGCAGAGCTAGTAAAGCACATGCGCGAAGAATCATTTGACTGCCCGCTGTGTGCTCAGGCGGCAGACTATCTTGACGCCCTCGCCAAGCACTGCGCGCGGCTGACGGTGGGGCTTGAGGAAGCGCAGAGAATCGTTGAAGCAGCTAAGGCGTGGCTAATTGCCTATGAAGATGAAGTGCGTGATCCGGCAGAGACGGCCCCATGCAAAGAATTAGTTGCCGCCATCGACGCCCTCGCGGCGGGGAAGGAGAAAGCGGGATGAAACTACATTACTTCGATCAGTTGGAAGCGGACACAAACGACATCAACTTAGCGATGGCAATTGGGCAGGGATATGTCCCGAGAACATGCTTATTAGGTGGGATGATTGTTATATCGGAGATCAACGAAGGTCGCGATCCGTGCGTTGGGTGTGAAGGCCCAAGAGATAAATGTAAAGGTAGGGGTAAGCACTAATGACCTCCCCCAACACTCCGCGCCCCGAGCTAGGCGGGCGCACGCCGGAGCACTGGGCACGCAACGAGCAAGCCTGCGAATGGATACTCATTCTCGGCGGCCTGTGTGGAATGTTCGCAACAGGATTTTTCGCAGGGCAGATTCTTGTCGCGCTGATTTTCGGATGAGGGCAGTGATGAGTTATTGGGCGGAAGAAGATGCAAAACGGCAGGCGCGACGCAATTTTGAACGGCGCGATCGGCCAGATCACGATATGAATGATCGCTACGGACGCGACGATCAGCGCGCCTATGCTGAAGCATTCGACCAATCCAAGCGTGAGGAACAACGCCGCCAAGAAGAGCGTCGAGAGGAAGAAGAAAGACAGCAACGGCAGGAGCGCAATCGTATCGAGCGGCAGGAACAGGCCTGGCTCGAACACGCGCGACAAGAGCAATGGGAACTCGAACAGCAACAGGCAGACTTCGAGCGCGAACAATATGAACGTGAGGAGCAAGAGTCTACGGTCTCGCCCGCAGATGAAACTCAACGCAAGCCTTAGCGGCACCCTTCAACGACAGCTTCCAACGTGCCGATATACTGCCGCCGCTCCAGCCGATCGCGAGCCAGCGAAATGATGAAATCGTATTCCGTTGACTTGGCAAGCTCGGAGTCAGTGACGAAGGCGGGCGCAGGGATTGCCTCAGTGATGCACGGCACGCTTACGGGCACCAGCACCTTATCCGGCAGCTTAGGCGTGCCAGAGCACCCGGCCAGCAGCATGCAGGCAACGATCAGACGCTTCATTGCATCCCCGCCCGAGCATCTCGCACGCCGTCTGAGCACGTCTTGGCTACCCCCGCGGGTTTCTTGAGCAACGCGGATAGTCTCGCAACCTCGCCTTGCAGCCCGAGCGCCTGCTGCCGCGCCTTGGTGACTGCGATAGCCCCTTTGGCCTTTGCCGCCTTGGTTGCGTCCTCCCCGGCTTTCACTGCGGTATTCTGTTCACTGATTTTATCGCCAAGGCTCTGAATCAACAGCTTGTCGGCCTTCGCTTCGGCTTTGCAAGTATCGAGCCGCGCGGACTGCACGTATACCGCACCGGATAGCGCCAGCACTACAGCAGCGACGCCGACGTAAATCCACAGCATGGGCAGGCCGAACATTAGGCGTGCAGGGTCGGTGCCTGCGCCCCGCTTGCAACGGCTTTCTGATACGGCATCCATGTGCAGTAATCATGTCCCGGCGCAGGCGAGTCGTCCTGAATGAGTATGACGCTCGTATTGGCGTGAGGATTTCCGTTCTCGTCGATCACCATCAGGTTGACCATCGTATCGGAGTGAACACAGCAAACATGCGCTGCGAGCGGGCCTTTGTGTCCTTGCCCGTCAACGTACTTGTAAAACCAAACTACTCGTCCAACTGTCGGTTTGATCATATTACCTCCTGAAGTTCCATGATTCCGTCATGGCGCGGTTAGAATCTCATCTCAACAACAAAGTACCTCAGCGCTAGATACCCGGCGAGCAGCAGGAGCGCCAGTATCACGGTGATTATGCCGAGCCATTTTATCATGCCACAGTAATCCAAATCTGCTCGCCGTTGGCAAGAGCTTCCTGAATATCGGCAAACAGTTCGTTGAACGCGATGCGGCTTTCGAGTATCGAAGCCGCCGCGCGTTTGGTGCCGACCAAGATGCAGCCTTCGGTATCCGCCTCAGTGTTCCCCGCATGAATCCTGATGCCCTCGAACCCCGGCACGTTAAGCAGCAGCGGCAGGTCGCGCTTGAAGCGGTTGCTGTGATTCACGATCACGCGGTAGCGGCCTCGCGGGATAGCCGTGTCACCCTTTACTTTCCAGTTTGTCACGGTCGCGCCTTCAACCTCGCGCACGGGGTCTTCGAGCGTTTCACATTGCTTCGCATCATCCACGTACATCTGACCGAAGGTGCGGTGCTGTAGCTGATCGTCGTCGCGGGTAAGTTTGAGTTCCATCACGGCTTCACCCCCTGCGCTTTCAATCGCCCGGCAATGCTGGCCACCGCGCCAGCTATGAATACCCACATCATAACTCTCGGCCCGAGCGGGCCTTGCAGCATCGGAATGAACGGCTCCAGTCCATGATACGCCAGCCCGACGATGGTCATCGCAGCAGGTATCTGAACGCTGAGCCACTTCTTCGCCTTACGCCAGTCGCTAACAAGCCAGCCCATGCGCCTGTCCACAACCCGTCGATCTTCACCGCGTTGTTGCTCTGCCATGATATCTCCTATTTATTCCATCGAGCATTGATTTCCTGAGTCTGCCGGATGCTTCTATCCAAGATCGCTCGCTGCTCATTGCTCCGTTGCGTTTCGGGTATCTGCATCAACTCATAGATTTTATCGTCGAGTATCGACTTGCGGAGTTCGTCAATCGAATACTTGATCTGCTGTTGGACTTCGCCTTTTTGCACGTACCTGATATCCGCAGCAAATGTTGCCGCCCCGCCGAGAACGATCAATGAAGTAACGATACTTGCAGCCAGCTTCAATCTCCGCACAAAACAATTTGCATCCGTGCTGCGCTCTTTTTGCGTTCGCATGACCTATCCCCTCGCGTTTTCTTGTTACACTTCCTTGGCCGCGCCGGGATTAGGTGCGACCGGCTCCTCTATAAACGGCAGCAGCGCGGTCAGATCGACATCCGTCTCGCCGTCGCCAAGCAGTTCGAGTTTCACGGTCGGGCAGTCTACTTCGATTTCCTGTGCCATGAGCGTTTCGAGATCAGCGAGGAAGAGGGCGTAGGCCGGATTGACGACAGTGGATTTCACGCCGTCTTTTTCAACCGGCAGCACGGCCTCAAGTTTTAACTGGCCGTCTTTTTTCTCGCCATGCTTTTTGATTAGCTCGTTGCGTTGCCCGGCGATAACCTCAAACTCTGGAAAGAGCCTAGCCGCAATTCTGGCTAACCAATACTTGCCCTTCAGCGGCAACTTAACTGCCGCGAGTTTGCTGATTGCTTCGGATGCCGAGTAAACCTGTCCAGCCGTTAGTTTCATGGGTTCTCCTGTTAGTGGTTCAGTTGTTGAGATTCCAGAATGGCGATCAGATACTGATTTGCAACCGTGTCATAGGCGTTCACGATGTTCTTTTAGTGTGCGTTTCTTTATTAGGGATAAGCCGATCGGTAATTATGACGGGGCCGTAACGGAAGAAACAGAATCTCCAATAGTTGTGACGGTTATGGCACCTGAAATGTTTGACCCTGTTTTTATGGTAACTGTGGTGCTGTTTATTGATTTTGAAATCCCTATTTGATCCGCAGTCGGAGTCGCGCTATCTACAAACATGGTTCCGCCCGTCAAAGATACTGTGCCGCTTTCGTAGTTGATAAACGCATAAGCAAATTGGCCGCTTGGAATATAGCTAAACATAAATAAAGCGCCCGCTGTCACTAAGACAACATTAAAACTTTTTGACACTCCGGGAGTAAAAGATGTCGCCCTTCCAACTGAACTTACTACAGTCAACCCGTTAGTTTTTTCCGCGTATACTGAAGTGGTTGCCCCGATCGTAGTCCCACTAATCGCCCCGCCTGAATACGATGCTCCAGTGATTGCTCCGGTTACTGCGAGGGTTCCGGCGACATTCAGCGCCTTGGCAACATAAACGCCACCTGCAACAGTTAGCGCCCCAGTAGTCCCGGTTGCTTCCAACGTGCCGGGAATGGCAAATACTGACGTTGCGCCGGTTCCACCAATCGTAAGCAATGTCGTCGCATTGGCAAACGCGGTCTGAGTTACGCCGCCAGACAGGGATACTGACGTGCCAGTTAAAGCCGAGCCTGCAACCGCGCTCGCCACGCCTGCCGTAAGCCCCGCTGCGGTGCCGGTTATGTTGGTGCCGACTAGGGCAGAGGGAGTGCCTGCATCGCCGCCAGAGTAAAGCAGCGTGCCAGTAACAGCAGGAAACGTGATGACTACGCCGGTGCCCGCAACCGCAGCAGGACGCAGCGTGATGTCGCCGCTCGTGTTGCCGAATAGTTTGATCGAGCCGAGCGTCGTTACGTTGACGCCTAGCACAAGCTGAGGGGCGGCGGCAGTAAGGGTCAATGCCCCCGTGAATGTCTGCGCACCTTCAAGGTGCGCCAGAGTTAATACGGTTCCATCCGGGCGCTTGAAGTAAGCCTCAATCGCGGCGTCGGAAGCGCCTTTAAGGTAGACAATTCCAGTTGATGCGGATGGGGTCGCAGGGTCGGTCGTCTGCCGAGCAAGGGTTAACGTTGCGAATCCTGCGCCGCCAGTGAAAAATGCGGATGATAGAACTCTATAATCTGTCAGCGTCGTTATCGCGCTCGCGCTGGTGACGGCCGTATAGAGCGGCACGCGGCCAGCAGTGAACGCGCTGGTATTACTCGACACGACGCCTGCCGTGGTCGCCTCGATATAATTCGTCGCGCTGCCGGTCAATGAAACGGTGCCATCCGCGATTACCGAAAACGCGCCGAAGCCGCCGATGATGCCGCCGTAATAGGCGAACGTCAGGCCGGTCGTCAGAGACTCCTTGACGCCGAACAATGCGGAAGCCGAGACCGCCTCGAAATTATCGTTGACGGTAACCGCGTGCGCCTGCTGGTTCGATACCTGGGTGAGTGTCGTCATATCAAAGTGTCCCTGCGATAGTATAACCCCTGCCGAACTCCGGGCTGATTTGGCATACCGTCACAGGGATACTTGCCTGCGCGCTGCCGAAGTCAGTTGTTTGCTGCGCTACGGTGTAGGTCACGGTCTGTTCGGTCGCCTCGATGGTTCGCACCACGAGTCCCGAGCCGTTGAGAATATCCACGGCGTAGCGTTCCGCAGTCTCGAATAATGGCGGGTCGGTCGGCGTGTTCCAAGTAATCGCCGGATCACGCGTGCGCCGCACCCATTCGACGATCAGGTCAAGCGCCGTGCTGCGGCCGCCTGAAAGATGCCACGGCGCGAGCGGTTTTTTCCTGATCGCGGTATCGGTGAACGTCAGCGCGTTCGTCGCGCCGAGCGTTTTCCCAATCGACACCGGCTTGTAATAATATTCCTGGTTCCAGTCGTTCGGCGTCTGCGGCAGCGTGCGGATATTGTCGTCAAGCACGATGAACCGATCACCGGCTAAGTGCGTGCCCATCGCCCATTCCGTGCCCAGGCGCCCGCGCAGCAAGCGGGAAAGCGTATAGGTGAGGGTCGCGGTCAACGTGCATACCATCGCCTGCACGATCTCGTCACCGATCAAGAACACGTTGCCGCCTGCGAGCATGGCGTTTCGCGTAATCGTTGACAGCGTGCCGGCTGTGAGAACTACCGACACGGTGTTGATCTCGTCAACCTTTTCGTTCGTGCTCGCCGTGACCCCGGTTGTTCCGAGCGCCGCTGCTGCGGTGCCTATCGTCGGGCCGGTGAGCACCAGGCCATTCGTCACGGCGTTGTAAGCCGTGCCGCCGTCCGTGCTCTGGTAGAGTTGTGCGCCGATCCAGCCATCAGCGGCACCGGATAGGCCGTAGTAAAAGCCGAAGTCGTCGTCAACCTCGCGCAGCAACGCGATATCGAGCGGCACAAAGAGCGTCGGGCCAATGAGCGGCACCACGTTATCCGGTGTGGTCATCGCAGCGCCCGTGCTCGTTTGCGTGTAGACGGTCGAATCCTCGATCACGCCTTTCCACCTGATGATACCGTTCGCGCCCTCGTCTTTCTGCTGTATCCGAATGACATCATTCACGATGGTTACAACGTCAGTCGGTTCGTATACCGAATATTCGCGAGACGTGGCGAACGATCCGGCCATGCGTTCCTGCCATGCCGAATACATCATGGCGTCCGCTATCTGTTTGGCTTTGTTGTCGCTCATCACAATCGACAATTGAATCGTTACTTTCGTCTGCGAATTGCGCGTGATCCGGCGCGCCGATTGTTGCGATGGCTGATAGTTGTTCGCGCTGCTCAAGTAGACCACGTTCAATTCGAGCGGTAACTCCATCTCCTGCTGCCGCGTCAGATCGAACGGGTCTTGCGTATTTCCGAGATTGCCCTCCTGCGCGGACAGGTCTGCAAGCGGTATCGTGACAGCGGATGCGCCGCCGCGCTGCACGAACTTGATCTTGTTGTCGGATTCCGTTGCATCGAAAAAGAACGCCGCCATCAGCGGCTCGATCATGCCGCGAATCGGCCCGCGAGAGGCCACCACGTAGCCATCTACCGCGTTGCCGGAAAGGTCGGTCACGTCGATATCGCCAGCAACCAGATCGCTTTGCAGGCACAGGTCGGAAACGATATCGGCCAAGTCCGCTGTGCCGGGAGTGAAAAGCGTCGCGGACGGGACCACGGACATTGCGAATGCGCCGCTTGCGTTGCTGTAGGTCAACACGTTTTTTATATCGAATGGTTCTCCGGAATGATAAAGCAGGTTTCCCGCGATGGTTCCCGATGCGACAAGCGTCCAAGTCGCGATATCTATCTGGAAAAGTTTGGTTCCTTGATGCACCCACAGATTACCGTCGCCATCTATCACGAGTCCCGGCGCAATCGTCGAGCTTGCACCCAACGCTGGCGATGCGGCGAGCGTTGCTTGTAATACTCCGTCCTGATCATATTTTGCGAACACGCAAGACACATCGGAATCAAGCGTCGTGAACGTGTAGATATAGCCGGATGAATCAACAATGCCGCGCGGCTGAAACGATCCAGCGGCCGTTACAAGTTGCGTAAAGGTTCCCGCCGCCGTATCGATATATCCCCACCCGCGAATGCCCGCTCCCGTAGTGGAGTGCGCATAAATGCGGCCAGATATGGCGCCTGCCGCGACGAACAAAGAAGCGGAATTGTAAGGATTGATGCCTGAATAATCCGTGAAATCGCACGTCAATGCATCTTCATCGAAATTGCTGAATTTTATCGGTTGCTGGGCATCGCATGTCCATATATTTCCGCTGGAATCGATATAGCTAATTACATCGATGCTGGCGGTTGTCGATCCGCTTGCTGTATATTTCACGGCGTTACCGAATTGATCGTAACGCCATATTCCGGTGTCGCTAAATCCTCCTGCGTAGTTTTTCGCATACAAATAATTATTATTTGCCGCGAATCCCTGCGAATATTCCGCGGTCGT